TGACGGGATTGCCTACGATATTCCCGTGGCGATGCTCATGGAGCAGGGATACCTGTCCACGGTGATCAGCAAGGGCGGTGCCAAGCAAATTGACCTTAGCGAAGTGCATATGCGCGGCGGTGATTTCATCGAAAGCGAACTGGCGGTAGCGGCCTCCGACCCGGAACTGGTGCTGGCTACGGTTGCCGAGATTGTCAAGCTGGGGGCAGACCGCAAATCCTGGCTGATCTTCGGCAGCGGTATCAAACATGCCAAAATGCTGGAAGATGAGTTCAAGACGCACGGCATTGAATGCTGCGTTGTCACGGGGTCAGATGGCACGAAAGACCGTGACGCCAAGATTGACGCCTTCAAGCGCGGCATGACCCGGTGCTTGATCAATGTGAACGTCTTGACCACGGGCTTTGACGCCCCTGCCGTTGATCTGGTGGCGCTGGTGCGGGCCACGGCCAGCACGGGGCTATATGTGCAGATGGTCGGGCGTGGAACACGCTTGGCGCCGGGCAAGGAGAATTGCCTTGTGCTGGACTATGGGCAGAACGTTGAACGGCATGGCTTTATTGATGCCGTAAAACCAAAGCCGAAAGGTGGCGGGGGCGAAGGGACGGCACCTGTCAGGAAATGCCCGAACTGCCAGACTATGAACCACGCTGCTGCGCGGCGATGCATCGAATGCGACTATGAGTTTCCGGCGCCGGAGTTCAACCACGGCACTCGGTCCTATGAAGGTGCCATGCTGTCAAATCAAGTCCAAGCCGAATGGATGGACGTTGACGGCGTGACATATGCCCTGCACCAGAAGGAAGGCAAGCCGGATAGCGTGAAGGTGACTTATCGCTGCGGCTTTACCTATATCAACGAGTGGTTTTGCCCTGACCATGGCGGCTATGCAGCGAGCCGCTACCACGCCCGTATGAAGGCCCTGACATCTTCCAGCATGACCACGCGCGAGGCGCTAATGGAATGCGCCGCATGGGCTTGGCCCAGCCGGATCAAGGTCAAGCCAAACGGGAAGTTTCACGATATCGTCCAACTCGACTACAGCCCGAGAAAGGTTGACCATGCCGCCAAAGCAGAACAGGCCCGCGTCCTTGGACTTGCCGCCGAAATGTTTGACGACGACATTCCCTTCTGAGCACGAAGAACAGGCCGGGCTGGTGACGTGGTTCCGGTCCAAGTTCAACGGAGTGCTGATCTACGCCATTCCAAACGGGGAACATCGCGCCATAAGCACAGGCAAGAATTTGAAAGCCGAAGGCGTTGTCGCCGGGGTGCCTGACCTGCATATTCCGGCTTGGCGGCTTTGGGTTGAAATGAAGCGGGTCAAGGGCGGCAAGCTTTCGGATGATCAGATGAAGATGATCGCCTATCTGGAAAGCATCGGGCACAAGGTCATTGTCGGTCGAGGCGCGACAGATGCTTCAAGGCAGATTATGGATTTTGTCTCAAGGCTGTAAAGCGAAGGCCCGGATCACTCCGGGCCTTTTTCATTTCTTCCCTCTCAATATCCGCTTTGCCTCTTGCCGCGTGACGCCCATCTTGCGGGCGGCTTCTGAGACGCTGGCATACTTGCCCAGCGGCACCGGCTGCGAGCCGTAGGTGGGTTTGGGGGTGGCGGTCATGCCACCCCTCCGAACAAGTCGCCAACCGAAGATGCGGCTTCGGCAAGGTTCTTTCCAGCTTGCTTTGCGTATTCCGGTTTCAACTCGAACCCGAGATAGCGGCGGAACATCTTGACCGCCTGATAGCCGGTTGATCCGATGCCGTTGAAAGGGTCCATGACCACATCGCCGGGCTTGCTGTAGAGCCTCAGGCAACGTTCGATCACGTCCAGTTGCAGCGGGCAGACGTGCCGCTCGTCACCCGCCGCCTTCATGCGATTCAGCACATTGCCTTGCTGGATATTCATCCAGACTGGGCTTGCGAGCTTCTGCCATTCATAGACGTCAAACTCGGCATGTGGGATCAGAGCCGCGATTGCTTCATCTGACGGCACGGCAGACGCTAGCCCAGCGCGGTGCATTTCCAAAAGCCACGATCTGACGATCCGAACCGCCTCTTTCGTGTCGCCAGGCGCGGCATGTTCGATCCGATCCGGGTTGTCGCCGTCCTTGCGGAAGAACAGCATATAGTCTGGCATCCCGACGCGGTTCATTACGCTATCCTTGCGGATCTGCTTGTAGAGCAGGCCCAGCGCCTTTGTCCGCTGCATTTCCACAACGGGGTCTTTCCAAATGGTCGCGCGCCCATGATAGATCAGACCCGCCGCCGTGTGGGCCTTGATCAGATCGCCCGAGAAGTCTTGCAGCCCGATTGCTCCGTCGCGCCCCTTGCGCATTGGCAGATCGGTGCAATGGACACAGACCATGCGGCCGGGCTTCATCACGCGGGTCATGGCTTCGGCGAAGAACGAATATTGATTGATGAACGCCTGCCCGGTTCCAGCGTTGCCAAGGTCGCGCTCACTGTCGCTGTAAACGAACAAATCCCCGAACGGCGGCGAGAACACGGCGCAATCAATGGAGTTTTCCGGCATTGCCCACATGCCTTCGATGCAGTCGGAATTGTGGATTGCCCAACCGGCGCCTTGATATTCAGGTTGCTTCATTTCTCAGTTTCTCCATTGATCCATGCCGGGAATGCGAGTTCCAGCGGCCTTTCATATTTCACGCGGCGCACGACTTCCGACTGAGCCGCGCGCATGGCATCTGCCATCCGGCGCTTCATCTCGTCGTGCTTTTTCGACTTGACGTTGACGGCTTCCCAGATGCTAGCCTCGGTGTCGCTGATCACGATATCATTGCGGACTGTTTCGGATTGCCCGAACCGATGCGACCGACGAACCGCCTGATAGTGCTGCTCGTAGCTAAAGCTGATGCTGGCAAAGACGGCATGGGCGCAATGTTGCCAGTTGACCCCGAACCCTGCCAATTTCGGTTTTGTGACGATCACGCGGTAATCTCCATCCGCGAACCCGAGAAGCCGCCGCTCTTTCTCGTCAGGATCAAGCGACCCATGCACTTCCATCGCGCCTGGGATCATCCTTGCCAGAGCAGTGCTTTCCTCGTTTGTCTCGCACCAGACCGTGACGGGCTTGTCATGCGTTGCCAGTTCAGCGGCCAACTCGCACCGCTGATCAAGGGTCAGGCGCTTTTCCTCGTGAAAGCTGGTTGCGGACATTTCCGGGATGCGGAACAACATGCCTTCCGCAACGTTCTCGGATCGGTCGGCTTTGACCTTGTGAACCTTGCGGACAACATCAGGCAAGACATATCCGGTGTCGTCGCCGCCAAGATCGGACGGCAGGGTGGCGCAGCGCGACCATGACGCCACAAAGGCCCAGAAGTCTTCGACCGCATGACCTTTCAGCCGCCAATCCTGCGATGCGGTTGACGTGTCATTGATGAACCACTTGGACAGCATTTCCTGCTGCCGGATCACTCCGAGAAACTCGGCATGGTTGCCCAGTTCGGTGTGATCGTTCGGGCTTGGCGTTGCGGTTGCGGCCAGCTTGAACGGCGTTGCATCAAATGCATCCTGGATCATGGCGCGGGTTTTCCCGGCGTAGCTTTTCAGGATGCTGCTTTCGTCGAGGATAACCGCGCCGAATGATGAAGGATCAAGCTTTTGCAGCCGCTCATAGTTCGCCACCATGACCCCGGCGCCAACTTCGGACTGTTCCCGAATTTGGCGAGCTTCGATGTTGAATTTCTGCCCTTCCCGGACCATCTGCCCCGCGACGGCAAGCGGGGTCAGGATCAGCGAAGGCTTGCCGGTTTCTTCGGCGCATTGGCGCGCAAATTCCAACTCGATGAAGCTTTTTCCGAGGCCGGTGTCGAGGAACGCCGCCGACTTTCCGCGCTCAAGCGCAAACCGGATAACTGCCTCTTGATGTGCTTTTGCTGCGGTGTTGATCGGCTTCGGATCAAATCCGGTTTTGACCGAGGATGCTTCCCGGCTTGCAATAAACGCGCGATACTCTGCCAGACCCATCACCGCGCCCCCAGCCGGATCAACTCTTCCGCCACGATCCGCGCCGGGCCGGTGAAGCGTTTGCGCGGTATCATGCGCACCAGCGTAAAGCGCGGGTATGTTTCCGCCCGATCATCTGGTAGGCCGATAGCGGCATCATCCGGCATGCGCGGCAGGGTGACGGGCTTGTCACCGGACGGGGTGCGGATGATCTGGGTTTTGGTTTGCATTGCATATCACATGTCTAGAGAAAGCCCCGGCGCCATGATAGCGCCGGGGAGTTGGCCTTGCGCGGGAGGATGCGCTTGGCAGGGGTGCTATTCTTCGTCCCAGCAAGAGACCGGAACGGCTCCGCCTGTGGCGGTTGCGATCCTGACGGAAAGTTCGCGCGATGGCTTGCGCTTACCGCTTCTGAGCAGGCTCATATGCGGCGGCTTGATCCCAAGCAGCTTGGCGAACTCTCCGGGCTTCATGCCGGTATCGGTGAGGTATTTTCTGAGTGCTTCCATGGCGGGATATTCACATGCCGCAAATCGCAGCGCAAGCTATTTTTTGCCACCCGCAACACCTTTTCGCTTGCATGACGGTTTGCAGTGTGTAAATGTTCGGGGAGAGACAGCAGACATGGGGATGCGAGAAGATGACTAATGAAGGACGTAAGACCGCCATCAAGGGCTTTGACGCCAATATGCAATGCCGTGGGTTTCAGTTCGAGGTTGGACAAACCTACCGG